AAAGATGGTCAACGTATTTTAGAGTTGGGTAATAGACCGGATGCGCTTGCTTTTGTAACTAAAGCACAAAGTAAACTTTATCAGTTGCAACGCGATGCAAGTGGAACTGCTGCTGCCTCCAAACTAGGAAAAGCTGCTTCGTTTCTTAATCGTCGTACTGAGCAAATATTAATTGATATTTTTGGTGGAGGTAAGGTTTCGACGACTTCGGGAGGATTTAATCCTGATTTTGTTATTAACGAGCAGCTTGAAGAGTTTAAATTAGTAAGTGTTCGGGAAGATGAAGCAGGTCAGCTTGGCATATCAAAAAAAGTTCAAATAGGTGGTGGAGAGGGAACTAAATTACAACGAAAAGGTCGACAGGAATTAATTACAGGATTTGTTACTAATCAACAAGGCGATGCTAAGGCAACAAAACAGGAGTTTGGTGTAAGTAGATTTGTAAGATCACTAATTAAAAACAAAGATGACTCAAATGCAATTTATAAAACTTTAAGTGGTAAAGGTAAAGCTGCGAGTGCTATTAGGGCTAGCATGACAGCAAAAGCAAATTTTATAAATATTCCAATTGTTGTTAAAACTACAAGAGGAACAGAGGTTCAGAATAGAAGGTTAGTATTTTCTTGGAAAGATATAGGTAAATGCGTTAAAAAGGGCACTTTTAAGTTCACTGTGCTTGATAACTCGGCAAATGACTATATAAATTTTGATGGTTATTTTACTGCATCTGTAATTAAAAAAGGTCTTAACGCTGTTGATAGAGAGCAACAAAGATCTCTTACCTCTACAAAACCAGGAGAATTAGGCCAAGTAATATTAGAATTGATTGAAATTCTAACCGCACTTCCAAGCGGTCGTTCTAACCAGTTATTCTTAGATTTTGTTCAAGATTTTAGTTTCTCAAATGAATTTTCTTTTTTACAAACTAATTCCGCTAAAATAGTCGGTGGTAGGATGAATATTAAAAGAGGAAAAGCAAAACGTGGCGGTCAAGCTTTTATGTCTGGTGCAGATATAAGTGCGATGATACAACAAAGATTAGGTAAAAAAATGCCAAAAGGTCCGCTCCGTGGGCCGCCTCTTTCGCCTAATATTTTAACAGAAAGAACAGGAGAGTTTAGACGTTCAGTCAGAGCAATTCCTAACTACAGAAAAAGTTTAGTAAGATTTTTTTATTATCCTCTTTATGGAGTGCATGTAGGAACAGACAGAGATCCTGAGGTCTTTGTTCCTCAAACGATTAGAGAAGTAATGCTTGGATTATATAAAAGGAATTTTAGAATTGTAAGAGGATTTTAATGGCAACTTCAAGAAGATCAGATATAATAGACTTACTAGTAACAGAATTAAAAAAAATAGATGGAGGCACATCTGATTTTGATTCGAGTTATACGTTTAACACAGATTTATCTAATAATGTTGAAAGAAATATTCGATTTTTAGATGAAGTAAATGACTTTCCAAGTCTTTACATAGCTGCGGGAACCGAAATTAGAGATTTTAATTCTCAGAATTTGACAAACGCAACTCTTGACGCTACCATAAGAGCATACGTTTTTAGTGAAGACGAATCACAGGATAAAATGGATGATCTTATTCAAGATATTGAACATGTGATTTATCGTATAGGAGATAATTCTAATAAAGGTATTCAAGAAATCAGTATTTCTAATATATCTGCGGATGAGGGATTATTTACACCATACGGTCTAAGTGAAATCGAAGTTATTATAGACTATATTTTAGTTTAAAAGGAGAAGAAATATGGCCTCTCTTAATCTACAAAGAAATTCAGAGGTGTTCTATTCGACAGTTGACCTTATCAACGGTGCTGCTGTCACAAGTATGAACAATGAAAACACTTGGAAATTAGAAGTGTTAGCAGGTTTCGCTGTTTCCTCGTCTGCGGCAACTCAGGATATTACGAGTCTGGAATCAGGCACTGATCCTGACCGTTCGCAGCAACGATTTAATACTGCAATTAATCCTGTTGATTGGAATTTCCAAACATATTTACGCCCAACAGGTGTTAATTCTGGCGGAGCAGCCGGAGGAACCAGTGGCGGAACTAACCAAACAGGTAACGTTGTACCTCTTGCAGACTGGTACATGTGGCAAGCACTTGTATCTAATACAAGTCCTTCCAGTGGTACTACATACACAAGTGTGTGGAAATCTACCGGCGGTAATGCCGGTAAGTTGATGACTACTACACAGACTCAAACTAGTGGTTCTCATGCAACTAAATCTAATTTCTCTACCGCAATTGAAAATCATTTGTATTTCAAACTTGATAACGTTATTTATCAGGTATCAAATGCTACAGTTAACCAAGCTACGGTTGATGCAGGTATCGAAGAAATTGCAACTACCACTTGGGCAGGTTTTGGTACAACAATGAAAGAACTTACCGGAAGTCCACGTGATAATGCTATTGCGTGTTTTGGGGGCGTTCTTAATAGTGGAACTACTGCTACTGCCAATGCTAACGTTGCAGAAATGGTGGCTAATACTGGTCCGTCCTTTATGCCTTATAACCAAATGAATGTTGCAGGAACTATCGGAACTAACTCGTTTATTAAGAATCGTCTTAGTCAGATTGAGTTCCATCATAAGGCGTCTGCGACCGCCTCTGATGAAAAGTTCACGTTCCCTGTCACTGCCTTAAGTTTTGATTACAACAATAACATTTCGTACCTTACACCAGAAGAACTCTCTGCTCTTAACGAGCCGATTGGTCAATTTACTGGCTCGCGTGCCGTTACCGGGTCTGCAACCATGTATCTTCGTGTAGGTGATCTTGAAAGTGCCGGTTTCCTTCGTAACATTTCAGAGGATTCACGTACTTCTTCGGCACAAACTTCTAATGCAAACCTAATTATTGGTGGAGCTACTTCTGGTGATCCTCAAGTTGCGTTCCAACTTGACGCTTGTCAGTTTGAATTTCCGGTAATTGCCACTGAAGATGTTGTCACGATGAGTGTTAGCTTTGTGGCTCAAGAACCCACCGCGTCTAAAGGTGATGGTGGAGAAGTAACAATTTTCGCTGCTAAATCGGTAGCGTAATAATTTTTGAGGGGAAAAACATTTTACAGAGAGTGCCCGACGGCTTGCGATTCATAGGTTTCCCCTCACCTTACGAAAAGCATATTAATCGTCGGGCACTTACTTTATGAGGGGAAAATTATGAGTAAAATTAAAAATTTAATTGCCAAGGAGACTACTTCTTGGGTTGAATTTCCAGACATTGAGGGTTTTGAAGTTGAATTAGTTTATCTAAATCGTGAAGATTTGATGAAAATTCGCAATCGTTCATTAACTTTCAAGTTTAATAAGCGCACTCGCCAACGTGAGGAAGAAGTTGACAATGATAAATTTCTTGAAGCCTATTCAGAAAAATCAATTAAAAATTGGAGAGGGCTAAAAGCTAAACATTTACCTCTTCTTTTTCCAGCTGATATTTCAGCTATGGACCCAGAAGAAAATATAGAGTATGATGATGAAGATGCTTTAGAGCTTTTAAAAAATTCAACAATTTTTGATCAGTTTGTAACAGACTGTATGAATGATTATGAACAGTTTTCTAAACAAAAAGCTGAGGAAGACGAAAAAAACTAATTGAATACCTTCGAAATGCGTTTTTTTCTGGAGGTATGGATGCAGAGCAATATTTACAAATGTGTGAACAAATGGGTTGGGAGCCTAATGAGGATGAAATGCCTAAAGATCCCTCCCATTTATCATATAATGTTCAAAGTGCTTTAATTTTGTATAATGCACTTCCGGATATTTGGGAGGGCATGTCCGGTTCCTGGATGGGTAAAGACTATTCTGGCTTGATGGACATTATGGATATATACAATTTAGATAATAGAAGAGAAGTCTTTACTCTTTTAAAAGTTGCTGAAGGAGAAGCAAGTAAATTTTACGCCGAAAAACAAAAACAACAAGAAACTTTGAATAAGGCGAAAAGAGGTAGATAGTTGGCAAAGATTAAAAATACAGTTGACATTAATGTTACAGAGAAAGGCTCTAAAAAAGCCGCCGGTAACATTAATGAAGTCACAAAAGCACAAACCCGTCAAACCTCTGCTGGAGTTTCCGCAAGTAAACAATTCGCTGCGCAATCACAAGGCTTAGGTGGTTTTGTTGCTGCCTATGCTGGTGCCGCTGCTAACGTTTTTGCTTTACAACAAGCATTTGCTGCTTTACAACGTGCAGTTCAGTTTGAAACTGTGATTCAAGGCACTAAAGCTCTTGCATCTGAAATCGGTATTTCTGGAGAAGCAGTTCTAAAATCTGTTAAAGGTATAACTAATGGACAAATTGCAATTGAAGAAGCTGC